GATAGCGGTTCGAGCGCTGCCAGGAGGCCGAGAGCGAGTTCCGCAAGCGCTTCGTCGAGGACGTGAAGTTCGCCAATGGCGACGCCGACAACGGCTGGCAGTGGGACGAAGCGATGTCCCAGCGCCGCAAGACCATGGGCCGCCCCTGTCTGACCATCAACAAGGTCCGCCAGCACTGCCTACAGATCATCAACGATGCGAAGCAGAACAAGCCGAGCGTCAAGGTGCTGCCGATCGACGGCAATGCCGACGTCCAGATCGCGAAGATCCTCGACGGCATCATCCGACACATCGAGTACAACTCGCACGCCGAGATTGCCTACGACACCGCAACCGAATTCGCGGTCCAGGGCGGCATCGGCTATTGGCGCGTGGTCACCGAGTACGCGCACGACGGCAGCTTCGACCAGGAGATCTTCATCCGTCGGGTGAAGAACCCGCAGACGGTCTACCTCGATCCGGACATTCAGTCTGGCGATGGCAGCGACGCCAAGTTCGGCTTCGTGTTCGAGGACATGTCGAAGGAAGAGTTCGAGGCCACCTACCCGGGCGAGACCGCCGGCGAAATCGTGTTCCCGAGCGAAGGTCAGGGCAACGCGTGGATGGGCCAGGACCGTATCCGCATCGCCGAGTACTTCACCAAGGGTTCGAAGAACGACACCCTGGTCGCGCACCCGGTGCACGGCCCTGTGCTGCTGTCCGAGCTGGACGACGTTGAGCGCAAGTCCGTCGAAGGTGGCGAGTCGATCAAGCGCCGCACCGTCGAGCAGCCGACCATCACCTGGTACAAGATCGCCGGCAACAAGGTGATCGAGGAGCGCGAGTGGCTAGGCCGCTATATCCCGATCGTGCGTGTCGTCGGCGAGGAAATCGACATCGACGGCAAGATCGAGCGCAAGGGGCACGTGCGGCCGCTGAAAGACCCGCAGCGCATGTACAACTTCATGTCGTCGGCGCAGACCGAGTTCATCGCGCTCCAGACCAAGACGCCGTACGTCGCGCCGATCGAGGCGATCGAGGGCTTCGAGAGCCAGTGGGCGAATGCGAACCACGACAATGCCACCTACCTGCCCTACAACGGCGTGACGGAGGATGGTCGCGAGATCCCGCGCCCGCAGCGCGAGCAGCCGCCGGTCGGCGCCCAGGCCTACCTGACCGCGATGCAGACCGCGCAGCAGGAACTGATGATGGCCAGCGGCCAGTACCAGGAGAACTTCGGCCAGCAGAGCAACGCGGACGCCGGCGTGGCGATCCAGGCGCGCCAGCGGCAGGGCGACAAGGCCACGTACCACTTCATCGACAACCTGGCGCGCGCGATCCGCTTCACCGGCCGCATCCTGGTCGACCTGATCCCGAAGGTATATGACACCGCGCGCGTCATGCGCATCATTGGCGAGGACGGCAGCGAGACCTTCGCGCAGATCGACCCGGATCAGCCGCACCCGGTGGGCGATTCCAACGGCCAGCCGGTGCAGATGAGCCCGAACGAGAAGCCGTCGCCGGAACAGGCTGCGCAGCTGATCTATAACCCGGGTATCGGCCGCTACGACGTCACCGTGGAAGTTGGCCCGAGCTTCGAGACGAAGCGCGCCGAGGCCTTCCACGCGCTGAGCCAGATCATCGGCCAGAACGAGGAGCTGATGGCCAAGGTCGGCGACCTGCTGTTCAAGGCCGCGGACTTCCCGATGGCCCAGGACGTGGCCGAGCGCCTGCGCCGCGCGATCCCGCCGGCGCTGCTGGGCGATGGTCCGAGCCCGCAAGAGCAGGACATGCAGCAAAAGATGGCGCACATGGGCCAGATGATCGAGCACCTGTCGCAGATGCTGCAGGACGAGAAAGCAGGCCGCGAGCAGCAGGAAGTGAACATCAAGGCCTTCGATGCCCTGACCAAGCGCCTTGCCGCGCTGGGTCGGCCGATCGATGCCGAACTGGTCTCGCATCTGGCCGCAACCGTCGCCATGCAAATGCAGCAAGAAGGTGCGCCCGAAGGCGCCGCGCCACCAGGCGATCCATCGCAGCAGCAACCCCAAGCGAACCCGCCGAGTGCGGGTTTTTCTTTGCCTAGCCAACCACAAGGACCGCAATGAGCTATCCCGGCATTCTGCAAGACCTGGGCTCGACCCAGCCGATCCAGGGCATTTACCGCATCGTCCAGACCCTGACCCCGGCCGCTGTCGCCGCGCAGACCACCAGCGAGCAGACGTTCAACGTGCCGGGAGTCATGCCGGGCGACTCGATCGACATCAATAAGGCCAGCCACAGCGCTGGCCTGGGCATCGTCAACGTGCGCGCCTCGACGCCGAACCAGCTGGCGATCACGTTCATGAACACCACCGCGGCCAGCATCACGCCGCCGGCTGAGCAGTACATCATCGGCGGCCAGCGCTAACCCGCACCGCTCCCCTTTTGCTTTGCGTACCGGCGCGTATCACCGGGCTCCTACTTGGCCAAGCCATGCAAACCGAAGACCAGACCAACCCGCTGCAATCCGCATCGCCTACGGACACCGAACAGGCGCAAACGCTCGCACATGAACCATCGGAATCGAGCACCGAGCCATCCCAGCAAGCAGACGATCAGCCGCAAGAGTCGCAAAAGTCCAAGTCCGATTGGACGCAACGGCGCATCGCGAAGCTCACATGGGAAAAGAACGAGGAGCGCCGACAGCGCGAAGCCCTCGCCGCCGAACTGGCCCAGTTCCGGCAGCCGACCGAGCAGCAGCCCGGCCAGCCGCAGGATATCGACCAGCTCGTCGAACAGCGCGCCGCCGCGAAGATCGCGGACCAGAACTTCAACCAAGCCTGCAACCGCGTGTTCCAGGAAGGCGTGAAGGCTGACCCGAACTTCGAGGCGAACCTGCGCACGCTGCAAAGCGTCGGCGACATCAGCCGTGACTTCCTCGAGGTCGTGGCCGACATGGATAACGGCCATCAGGTGCTCAACCACCTCGGCGCGAATCCCGACGAGGCCGATCGCATCCTGTCGCTTCCTCCGCTCAAGCAAGCCCGCGAGCTGGCAAAGATCGAGGCATCCCTCGGCAAGCCAGCCGCCGCCCCTGTTTCAAAAGCCCCTGCCCCGATCAGCCCCGTTGGCAGCAAAGCCGCTCCGGTCGTCCCGGACAGCTTTGCCACGACCGCGGACTACATCGCGTGGCGCAAACAAAACCGTAAGTAATAAGGAAACAGCATGTCCAATACTCTTCTCAATACCAGCAAGATCCTCGACGAATCGTTGATGATCCTGGAAAACAACCTGGTCATGACCTCGCGCATCAACCGCGAGTACAGCGACCAGTTCGCCCGCTCGGGTGCCAAGGTCGGCGCAACCGTCAACGTGCGCAAGCCGGTCCGCTTCATGGGCCGCACCGGTCCGAACCTGGCCGTCGAGAACGTCGCCGAGACCGTCGTGCCGGTGACCCTGGACACCCAGATCGGCGTTGACTTCCAGTTCAGCTCCACCGAGCTGACCCTGAACATCGACGAGTTCGCGAACCGCTACATCAAGCCGGCCATGGCGAACATCGCCAACCGCATCGACCTGTCGTGCACCTCGCTGTATACCACCGTCGCCAACCAGATCGGCACCGCCGGCACCACCCCGAGCGACATCAGCGTCCTGCTGAACGCGGGCGCCCGTCTGGACCAGGAAGCCGCTCCGCGCGACGGCCAGCGCTGCGTGGTCTGGGATCCGGCCGCCAACGCCGCGATGGTCAAAGGCGCTGCCGGCCTGTTCAACCCGTCCAGCAAGGTTGGCTCGCAGTACGAGTCGGGCATCTTCGTGCCAGCCCTGGGCTTCGACATCGGCATGGACCAGAACATCGTGCAGGCCACCGCCGGCAGCCAGTACCAGACCGTGACCGCCGGCCCGGCCAATGCCGCTGTCGTGGCATGGGACGTTGCCCCGGGTACGCAGTACACCGTGAACCTGGCCTTCCACAAGGATGCGTTCACCCTGGCCACCGCCGACCTGACCGTACCGGACGGCGTCGACATGTCGGGCGTGCGCAACCACAAGGGCATCTCGATCCGCATGGTCCGCCAGTACAACATCAACACCGACGTGTTCGCGTGCCGCTTCGACGTGCTGTTCGGCGTGCGCCCGATCTACTCGGAACTGGCGGTGAGGATCGCTGGCTGATGAACTGGGCCCTGGGCGCAAGCCTGGGGCTTTTCACTGGAGAACCACATGTATATCAACAATCAGAACACGCCGCCGGTTCCGCCCTACGAGTATCAGGAATACCCCAAGTGGGTCGGCGACCGCATCGTCCAGAACGCGGCCGAGGAAGAGGCGCTGCTGGCCGCGCAAGACCCTGCTGGCGACGCCGCGCTGCGCAATGCCGACACCGTCGACCAGCGCGCCGCGCTGATGCAGGCCGCGGTGGACAAGGGCATCAAGATCGACAAGCGCTGGTCCGACGACAAGCTGCGCGCCGCGATCGAGGCCGCACAGTGACCACCGCGCTCGACCTGATCACGCTGGCCCTGAAGGACGTCGGCGCGCTGGGCATCGGCCAGGCGATCAGCGCCGAGGACACATCCGACGCCCTGGCCACGCTGAACATGATGCTCGGCCAGTGGCAGGGCGAGCGCTTGTCGGTCTATCACGAGATTGACATCGCGAAGCAAGCCTCTCTCTCTCTT